TATGGATAGTAGCCGAATCAAGGGTTACTGTGTGTTCTGTAACACCTTGGTCAAATACAGCTGTACTTGTGTTAAACACCTCTGTACTATTATCTATTATAAGGGCATCGCCCTGAAATATTCTGAATGAGCCTAAGTTGTTAGCCTCTACGTTTAGGTCAGTAACAATGTTATTCAATATACTTCTTAGCGTGCTAGGCTCCATGCACTTGTTATAAAACAAAGAAAACTTCTTTCTTGTGCCTCTTACGTTTTGTCGTAAGCTACCATCAATAGCCTCATCAAATGCTTTATTAAAAAACAACAATTCAGTCTCTACGCTAAAAGAACTAACCGTTACAACCTGCTCACCACCTGCTATTGTAATAAATGATACTTTAGTTAATTGACTCATATACTATATGCCTTTACTTTTATCTTGTTAGCTTTAAGGTCATACTCCAATGATGATGGTCTTACTCTATTATTACCAGTTCCTATAGCCCCATCAACTAAAAAATCAGACATACTAGCGGTAAGTTTTGCAAACTCGTAGGGCTTCAACTTTTCAGTGCCTAGAACGGTAAACTCAAACTTAACTGTGTTTGCAGCGCCAAGAACCTTTTTATATATAGTCAGAGCTTTTGTTCCAAGCTGTAATCCAGCATCACTCTCGTTATATGCACCCCTTGGATTAGACACATCTACACTTGCTGGTACACTTAAATTACCTGTAAGAGTTTGTGTATTAACAAAAGCACCGATTGTAATGGCTAATGTTTTTGTGGCTGTTGCATCAATAATTGCAGAAACAGGGTCAGTTCCTGTGCCTATATTAGCGGCTGATATAGATATACTTTTCATGTTAGCGCCAAAAAATTTTATCTTTAGCGATTCTAAATCTGAACCGTCTAATTCACTAAAAAAATCAGTATCTGATGTACTTTCGTAATCTCTTCTAACGTAAAAGTTTTCACCAAACAAAGAGCCTATGATAGCTGACTCTACAACACCCATTCTAAGCACTGCTGACCTAGCAAACTCTAAGGTGGTTGCATTAAATTGATTGGTTCCACCCCTTATTGAGCTTTGAGTTTCTATGTTAGAGCCATTTACATCCGACAAAAACATATGAAAAGTGCCAGTGTCGCTAGCGGTTGTTAGTGCATCAACATCTGATTTAGTTTTTGTAAAAGCAGACTGTATTCTAGCGGTGGTAGATGCGCTAAGTGTATTAATATAATTTTTTATTAAATCTTTTGCTGTTAATCCTTTATAGGTATTACCTGCGAATACAAGCGTAACCTCATCGCTATCTGGATTGTATGCAGTAATCGCATTCACAAACTTCATTGCATTAAACGCTTTTACGCTAAAGACTCTTTTTATTTCGTCATAAGTAACATCTAACTTCTTGGCTAAGAATATATCTGGTGTAGAGGGCAATGATCCACCACTTATAGCGTATTTAATCTCAATCTGTATTAAGTCAGTAAAAGTAAGTTTGTTTAGGTACGTGCCAAAAGAAACTTTTGAGCCTGAGCTGTTCACAAAATCAGATTGCATGGTAAAAGTAAACTGAGCAGTATTATATAAAAAATTTGTAAGGGTATTTGTATCTTCTTGCTCGTCAACCTTTATGGTTATATTACCAATGTCCATAAGCGTTCCCGTCATGCTTTGAGTAGTATTTCCTACTCTATCTCTGAATATCATCGACAATTCAAAAGATTTATTACCACTAAGAGTAGCAGTAGACGTAACAGTAATTGGATTTGTTTCTGGTAGTACATTTGCCATGCTTTATGTAGCTGATACAGCTCCCTCTCTTCTTTGATCGTTTCCAGCATGAACAACACTAGCAGCAGTTTGCTCGTCAAACGTGTTATTTACTGTTATAGCAAATCGTTGTGCTCCTCCTTGCGCTCTAGGAACAAACCCAGAACGCTCACCTCTAAATAAGGATCTGTTTAGTCTTGTTTGTCTTTCACCGCCACTGGTAGCAAATAACCCTTGAGCAGCAGCGCCACCGCCACCTGCGGATGGAGCACCACCACCAAACTTTGTTTTAAGTATTGTTGCTATTTGAATAGCTCCCAGGGCACCCACAGCTATAGATTTACCTACATTAGGTAAAGATTCTGATACGGCAGCGGCAGTATTAATTACAGCGCTTGCTAATTGAGCTGCTTTTTCTTGTTTAAACTTCTTGCGCTGTAACTTTTCTATCTCTTTAGCTGAAGCCCCCCTAGCTTTTGCTGCTTTTATTTCAGCATCTATTTCCTGACCTTTTAATGCGCCAAAGCTACTAGTAAAGTTTTTAGCTGCGTCTAAAGCAAACTGTACATTTTGTTTTGTTAAATCTAGTTGCTCTAACTTAGTTTGTTCAGCATTAAGGTCACTGGCTGCTTCAGCCTTGTTAAGTATTGCCTTTGTTCTCGCTGCATGCTCTTCTTCAGTTAATTCTTCTTTTAAGAATGCTGATCTAGCAGAAAACAACTCAGAATCTCTTTTTAACTTTATATCTTTTTCTCGCTCCTGTGATGCTAAAGATATTTTTTCTCTTTCATCCCTTGTTTTTAATATATCTATTTCTGCACGTATTCCTTGAGTTTGAGCGTCTATACCAGCGGTATCCATGGCTACTTTTTCACGCTGCAGCATTAAGTCTATTTCTTTTTGCTTAGCTGCATTAATAGAGTCTTGAATCTCGAGTAGCTGAAATAAAACACCTATTTCCTGATCTGTTAAGGTATTTTTAGCTCTTAGTGCGTTTATTTGATCCTCTGTTTTTTGAGTCATTGTGCCAAGCGACTCACCAGTCAGCTCAACGCCTCCTAATTGCTCTGCAAGAACTTTTTCATAATCTTTAGTTAGTAATACAAAATCTGACAACGCTTTATTTGCAGGTTGAGCAAGAATTAAGGCATATGCAGTCTGCTGCTCTATTAATTCTTTTAACTTATCCCTTAAAAATTCATTTTGATTTATAAACTTCTTTTGATCTTCGTCTACAAAACCTAATTCTCCAGCATAATCAAATACAGCACTTGATAATCCCTTGTAACGAGAAATTAGCGCAGTAATACCACCAGCAATAGTACCAGATTGGCTAAGAGCAACAGTCTGAATAATAGTCTGTTTAAAGTTTTCAGTTAATTCTGAAACTTTTGTACTTAATAAAGATATTTCTCTTTCTCTAGATCTAAAACCAAGAGGATCGGGAGATCCTGTATCCATCTTTGAAAATTCTTCGTTTATTTCAAGAAAGGCTTCTCCTAAAGTTTGTGCAGATTCTTTTGATTTTTTTACTTGTTTATCTAGATGGGTAAAAAGAGAAGTAGATACTGCTACGAGAGCATTAATCGCTATTAAAGCCCCACCAGCACCTTTTAATGATTTTTTTAATGCTCCATATGTGGTTGTTTGCTCTTCGTTTTTAAGAATACCATCCGCTACTAGCTTGTTATGTTTCTTAACGTTATTACTAAGATTAGCGAATAGTTCCGCAGTAAATCCAACGTTGTTACCAATAGCTCGCATACTCTGAGAAAAACCCATGCTAAACTGTGTGGAATCCTGAACAAGATCACTGAAAGAAAATAATAATTGGTTGGATCCGGAAAATGTTTTATTCATTGTTCCGGCTTGATGCTCTACAACCTCAAGACCTTGATTAAAATTGTTAGAGGCACTAACAGCGGTTCTTTGAACGTTAGCTAAACTATTAATAGTGTTGTTTAACTGCTCCGTCTGTTTATCCGTAAGATTTTCTTGCTGAGCTGCCTCTTCTAGCTCTTCTCGCAACCTTTGAAGTTGTATTGACCCATCAACAAGAGCCTCTGACTGATTTACAAATGAGTCCGTGTTCTTATCGGTCATTACAATACTTTTCTTAAACGAAGAAGTATTTTTACGAATTTCAGACGTACTAGTCTTTACGTTCTGCATTAAATCTAAAAAACCATCGGAAGCACCACCAACAGCTCCGCCTGATCCACCACCGCCCTTAAAGGATTCTTGTAGCTCTTTATACTTGTTCTCTAGGTCGCTAAAACTTTTCTTTAGGTCTTGCACCTCTTTGAACGAGTTAGGATCAACAATTGAAGATATTGTGTCTATGCTAGAATCAATTTCAAACTTTACTTTATATACTAACTCTGGCATAGCTATATTTTATTTATCTGATGGTCTATTATATGCTTCACGAGCCATCATTGATTTAGTTATATCTTCTATTGAACACTCGGCTTCAAGTTGCTTTGCTTGCAGTGGATCAAAGTCAGCAAGTACATAACAGTAGTATGTGTATGCACCGCCAACTTCAACCACTAGGTCATTAGGCGCGAGCAAGTCTAATGACTCTAAAGTACTCCGACTCCATTGATAGGTACTTGTCGCCTGTTCGTAAAAAAATCCCACGCTTCCTCAAGCGTTCCTAATTCTAATTCGTCAGACTTCCAGGTCTTTGCATCAATGGGTTTATCTAGTTTCAAGCAATGATCCGCTGTATACTTGCAGTACTTAGCCCGAAACTCTTCATCTAAACGCCAAGCGTTCAGTGCATCAAGATCTTCCATCGTGTAATCGTCAGTAGAAACTTTATCATCATTTAGTTTCTTTTCAAGTTTAGGATGGTGTTCCTTGTACCATTTCATAAGCATATCTCTACGCTCATCCATTACCTTATCAAAACGAATAGGGGTCGGCTTGACTTCAAACCGAACCCCCATAAATTCGCCCATTACTTTTGTTATACGTCCCATAAATCGCTCGCTTTATTTTAGGGTTATGTGTTGAATTCTTGAAAATCTCTATCAGCCTCTACTGCTGTCCCAGATGTTATCTGTAACGATGGTTGTTTGATTTTTATATCTACTCCACCTTTTATATTAAAGGCAACTTCAACATGATGCGTGTCAGCAGGAAGTGTAAGTGTAGCTAGTTTAACACCCGTGCTATCCACGCTCACAGAAGCTGGGCTACCCTCTGTATTACCACCATTGTCCTTAGCAGTTAAGGTCATTGTATTTCCAGTTGGGTCAACATCTGTAGCATCTGTTACTTCTACAAAAGCAGTTAATTGTTCACCTGGAAATGGAAAATACACCTTATGAGTAAAAGTAGCCGTATTAGAGGTGGCTGTTGTATTTTTTAATCTTTGCTTATCATTACTAGAATCAAATAAAGAGTCACTTGATATAGTAGTTCCTCCAGTAGTCCAGTTCGCTGCTCTTGATGGTGATCCTACACCTAACCACTTATACAATGAAAATCCATTTTTAGTATAGGACATAGATGATGTATGTTCACCAGTAACAGTATCGTATCCACCCTTTGCTTCTCTAGGACTACTTATTCTAAATGATAATCTATTCTCAAAGCCTCTAGCCATTGTAATAATGCCCTCAGCCTGAAGTATAGACCCATCTAGTCCAAATCCGGCAAACACTAAATTGGTCTCACTTTCAACCCAAGTTCTTAATTGAGTCTGTTGAGCTGTTGACGAGTACAATCCAGATATAAGGACATTATAGACCTTACTGTGAATTAACTCCCTCTCGTTTTCTATAAAAACCGTATTTGGTTCAATAGTTATTACCTGCCTAGAAGCGTCTAACGCACCATCTTGCACAACACTAAACTTCTGTGTTTCAGATAGTGCAGATGTGTTTATTAAGGCTAATTTGGTTAGTTGTGTGGACATCGTTGTTTACTCCTATTTATTAAGCCGTTCCAGCTGCAGAGAATAACACCTTTCTACTGTCTACATCTTGAAGTTGTGCTACTAGTACAGTTTCTAGTCTTCCGTTTTCAAATGATTGATACCCTTGTATGAATGTTAAATTAGCACCACTGGTACCACCCAAAGTAACGTCTACACCCTTACCAATTAGTTTGATATACGCTTCTTTTACGTCTTCACCGCCACAAGATATATACTCATGTATATGCTCAGTTGTAGCAGCTATCTTTCCAGCCCCAGCCTCTAATATTTTAAAGTTAGCAGTAGTGCCTTCGCTAGTATGAGTATTAAGCGTTCTGATAACTACACGACCAGTGTAAGCATCATAAAACTCTCGCTCATTTTCAACAACAACTGTTTCGGGAGTCATAGAAACCTCTAACCCTTCTACGGTTATATTTTCTATGGTTCCTCTTTTGTTATCATTTTTATCGTAAACTTCAGCTTTTTTAAATAGTAATCTTGACATAATGGCTACTCCTTATATTTTAAGCGTCACCAACAACGAGTGAACTTAGGTTGGATATTGCAGCAGCTTGAGCTGTTAAAACAGTTTCTCTTCTGCCATTGCTAAAGTCTTCGTGACCCATAATATATACAACATCAGTTGTTATGTCATGTGTTCCTGTAGCTCCATGAAGTTTTAGTTTAGCCTCTATTGGAAGTATTCCATCTGGAGATACACTATTGTGAATTAGTATAGCTGTAGTGACACCTGTGGCTGCTACCTGTTTAAAGTTTGTATCAGTAGTTCTAATAACAATACGACCTGTAAAAGATTCGTTTATTTCTCTGTTATTTTCTACTGTTAATACAGATGGCTCATTACCTATTTCTAAACCTTCTACCGTTATGTTTCTGATAAAGGTTCCTCCACCCACAGCGCTACCGCCAGAGGTAAGTATTTCAGCATGAGTAAATATTAGTTTTGCCATTATTTTATGATCTTATTTTAATTATACTTTCAAAGTTTATATTCGTTGATAGATACCCGTCTTCTTCATCTATTGTATCTACACCAGTCATTGTGATGGTTTCTACATCAGCGTTAATAGAATTACCGCTTGTAGCGTTTGCCCAGTCAATTAACTGATCTGTAAGTTCTAACATTCTATCATAAGCAGCGTCTTTCCCACTATGAGAATCTGACTGCTCAACATAGACAGTAACATCAAAATTCTGTATTAAGTCAGTAGGTTTTTCATCTTCTACTCGATCTACTGACGTTCCACTTAGCAATGTAAATATAGCAACTTCTTTTTTAATGTCACCTCTCCTCCTAAGATCGAGGTTTCCTCCACTAAATTTCAATACCTTTTCCACGGTAGATCTTGAGTCGCTAGATGAATAGCTACTAAAATTACTAATATATCCGCTAAGTATTGCGTTTCTATCCATTGACTATTATTTTTCTTGGTTTGTTTAGATGTATTTCTAATTGTTTTTCTACAAATCTTACGTTATCCGACTGATTGGCTTGGTTAGAATCCTGTGTTGTTGGGAACTGTCTACGCTGAGGCATTCCACCTGTACCTGTTTCGTGATAGTTCATGTATTTGTCTATCCTAGCGTCTGTATGATACATTTCAAAACCGGTATCTGTATTAAAAATTCCTAGATTGCTTTCAGCGTCACCACTTAGTATAAGGTTTGGCTCATCGTTTCCAACCATCTGCATTTTGGTTCTAGCGTAAAAATATGGAGAGCGATCAGATAACTCCTCCCTAGCCGCCCCGTCAGGGTCTACTGATTTTCGATTATTTGTTTGTATAGATTCCTGGTACTCTGCAGCAATAGACTGATAAACTTCTTTTATTACGTGAGGCTTGAACCTAGTTTCTATATCTAATTTTACTACTTTACCTAAGTCCATATTAATACATACTCATAAAACGAACTCTCGGTGTCGTCTTTGGTTTAGCTAATAAACCACTCAATCGTCTAAGATTGGCGGTAAGGTATTGGTTGTACATGTTATAGTATTTCATAGCCTTAGAGAAGCTATAGCTGTCTTTGTGCGTTGCGTCCTGCGCAAACCACAACTCTAAAAATTTGTATGAAAGCAAGTCAACAAGAAGTTCTTCAGAATCTGCTGCGTGTATAGCGTCTAACAATGCCGTCTCTGTGGCATACGTAGAATCGTTTATATACTCACGTAAATTCTCAAGAATATCCGTTTTAAGGAGCTTAATTGCTTTACCTAGTATTAGGTTATCCTTCTCCGATAGATTGAGCGCTGTAGTGCCAGCAGTGACATTAACGCCCTTAAACGTTAGCTCTTCTAGTGCATCAATATTATTTCTAGTAAGTGTTAAGTCGCTAAACGCCATGAATCTTTTTTTGTATAGTTAAAAAATAGGGGGTGACCCCGAAGAGCCACACCCCTTTTAATTAGTTACTAGGGCTTACGCCTTAGCTACGTTACCACGAATGTATCGTCCACCTAGGTCTGGTCTGAATACTTTCGCTCCGTAAAGAACTTCAATAAGTACGTCAGCACCTGACTTGGTTTCTTCGATAGTCAATGTGTAATTCACATTATTCATTGGCTCAAAACCAGCAGCTCTACGCACACCAGAACCTGAACCGCTATCAACTGAAGGCATAACCGCAGTTACTAGGGCAAGGGCAGATGGGTCATAGAAGAACTGCTCACGTCCAGTGTCACCTGAAGCAATATCAACTGGGTTGATAGTAGCGTTGTTGGCGAGCGCTTTTCGTAATGGCTCTTTAATGGTTAATACAGTACCAGTTTGGCTTTCTACAGTGTAGAA